GATCAGCAGGGTTGGCAGTGCGGTTACGGTGGCCGGTGAAGAGGATACGCATTTGATTATTTTACACTTGCCCTCAGACTCAAAAATTGACTCCAAAAACGCCGCCACATCATACTGAGTCCTACCACTCGCATTCCCTGTTAAATCCATTCTTCCCGCCTATGACATTTAGCCACCTACGATTCTAACTAGGGGATAGGGGGGATCAAATCGCTAGAAATCAAGGCCGGCGACCGAACGCGGCAGCTTTACGCACGCAAGGGCAATTATGGGGCAGGGGTTATACCGAGCGGTATACTGAGCTTACAACCTTGCATTGTCAACTGGACTAGCTTTCGCGTGGACCCGCCTGAGATCATCTTCCAATTGTGCTTGATAGCGTTTTGTCATTTCCAAAGTGGAGTGGCCAGCGATCCGAGATGTAGAGACTTCATCTGCTTCATTACGGAGCATTTCCAAGAGCATTCCCCGGCGGAAATCATGTGGGCTTTGCATTGGGATATTGGCCGCATTTGCACGCCGGCGTAAGATCTCCCTCAGGCCATGATATTTCAATGGTTGCCCATACTGAGAAATAAAAACATAATCACTTGGTTCATTGAATTTGGAGTGATTGAAATACGCCCTCAGTATGCGGCGGGTGTGTTTGCCGGCAAATGAGTGCCTGAATTGGCCGCCCTTGCCGCGTTTTACTAGGATCGAGCCGGTCAGTAGGTCAATATCTCGCCATTGTAGAGCCAAGAGTTCAGCTGCAC